TGTTACATCATTATATTGTCCATTAAGATTTAATGTATTGTTACTTCCATCAAAAGTAAGAGTAGATTCTGCAGTAATTGGACTTGTTCCAGTACCTGTTAATACTGAATTAGAAGCTAGAGTAGAAACACCAGTTCCACCATAAGCAACTTCAACATCTGTTCCTTGCCATACACCAGTTCCAATAGTACCTAATGATGTAATTTGAGTTTGAGAAGCGTCTACATCAAATTCAGTTCCATCTAAAGTAAGTCCAGTTCCACCTGTATATGTTGTATTGGTATCTGTTTGACTTACCCAGCTGAATGAACCATCTCCATCGGATTTTAAGACGTGTCCAACGCTACCATTTCCCGATACGTTTAATTCTGCTGCACCTACTGAATTGTCAGTTATTTGACTTGCACCTACAGAATCTAAATCTGCTAAAGTACCATAGTTTAAATCAAGTTTCATTTCAGCTATACTCATACCTTCTACAGTATTAGCATCAGTAAATTTTGCATAGTCATTATCTACAGGACTACCACTTATATCTACTGTACCAGTATTTGATGTTAGTCCACTAATCCTTGTAGTTACGTGGTCATATATTTGGTCACCAGTTGCTAAAGTAGAAGCTCCATTTGATACTGCTCCAGTTGTAACAGTAGAACCAGTGATTTCAACTATTTCTTGACCAGATGAATTTGTAGGGTCGTGAATATACAATTTATTATTTGTATAATCATATCCTAACTCATATGATGAAATATCGCTAGTATCTGGTACACCAGACCCACGTCTAATTTTTACCTTATTATAGCTCAATTGCTACTCCTATTAAGACCAAGTATCGCAATCTATAACAGATGATACTAAATTTGTACTTAAATCACCTAATGAATATCCACTAGTACCAACACCTACTACTCCAGTTCCTTCGTGTGGTGCGACTGTTATACTGTCATAAAATTTCCAAACTCCATCTCCATCTGAAGCATCTCTAAATAAACCAGTATACTTTGTACCAGAATCTACATACTTACCATAGAATCCTATATCTGAAACATCTGCAGTATTATCTTTAGCTAATGCTATTGATATATCGCCTACTTCTACTATAGTAGAATCTATTGACGTAGTTGAGCCAACTACAGTTAAAGTTCCACCTACACTTACATTGCCAGTAGTAGAAAGATTTCTAATTGCAGCTATATCTTTATTTCCGTCTACAACCAGAGCTTTATTAGCAACTGCATTACCTGCAGCTACTGCAATTTGGTTTACCTGAGCAGTCGTTGCAGTAACGCCGTCTAATATGTTAAGTTCGTTAACATCTAAAGTAGCTCCATCTAATATATTTAATTCTGCTGCAGTAGATGTAGTAGCTAAAGTAACTACTCCACTCGTTGCATTAAAATCATCATTATCAAAAGCTGCTAAACCTTTAGTAGAACCATCGTCATCTGCATCAGGTATTGCGTTAATAATATTTTGTTGAATATCTGCAACAAAACCTGAATTACTACTGTCTTTACCGCCGATATACAACTTACCTCCAGAACCGTTATTGTTCAACCAGCCTAATTCTCCGTATGCTAACTGTGCACTTCCCCCAGTTCCAGAAGGAGGCGTTGTACCGCCATAAGCACTTTTTTTAATTTGTATTACATTTGCCATTTTTCTCTCCTATGAGACTAAAAGTCTCCTCCATATATGTTATTATCGTCTATCCATTTACCACTGCTTTCATCGTATTTTAATATAGCATGATTTTGTGGACTTGTTAAGTTAGTATCATCTAACTCGTGTAAATTAGTGTCTCCACTAAAACTTGTTGCAGAAGTAATAACCACATCGCTACTTCCGTCATCTATTTTAAAACTGCCATTATCATAAAAAACTAATTTAGTATATACGTCTTTAATTTGATTTGGTTCTGTTAATGTTCCGCCCATTATACCACCGTCCCTACATCTTTATAAGTTGGTTTATCTACTGTTATTTCCGTATTGCTTACTGCAGCATATGTTATAGCTGTATACGATGGTTTTAATATCGTTACAGGTGAATATGTTAAAACTGCTACGTCAGGTATCTCAATATCATTTACAGTTGTTTTAGGAATATCAGTAAAATTCCCAGTTAAATTATTATCAAAACTTGCATCTATAGTATTGAAAGCACGATTAATGCCATTCAATACTGACAATCCAAAATGTCCTCTTCTCCAAGTTCTAGCCATATTAGTAACTATGTTGTTTTACAGTACGCATTCCTGATATACGTCCTCTATTAGCAAATGATTTTCCTTCTTTTATTCCACGTTCAAATTTATTGTCATAATACATTGCAACTTTTAATGTTTCTGGTTTTTGTTCATATCCATACTGAATAGCTTTATCAACAATGTATTGATGAAACTGAGTAGGTAAATCGCTTTCTTCTGTTTTAATATCTGAAGTAGTAGAACCTAAGTTTTCAAAATGCAATCCCTTCTTAATGTAAAACAATGTAATTTCATGGACAGCAGTTACAGAGGTAAATCTATCCTTCTGGTCTTTTGATGCATCATATAATGCTATTCCAATAGCATCACGTTCAACCCACCAAACATGTTCTTTAACAACTCTTGAGTTTATTCTTTTATAATTGCCCATTATTCTATATCCCTATATTTTGGTCTACCCATCAATCTTTTAATCTCTATTTGTTCTCCATCTGAATTTACCATGTCAACAGATTTAATTTCTAAGATATCGTCTTTTAGCCCATAGTATCTTTTTCCAGATTCTGTACTAAATTTTGTTGCTTCATCTAACAATCTAGTTCTTGAACAAAATTCATCTGATGCCTTATTCAGCATATTAATAATCTCATTACTACCTAAATTTGGGTGATGTTTTTTTACTAGTTCAATCATTTGCTGAAGCTTCATCTTGTATTCCTCCCGTAGCCATTCTGCCTACAATATATGGTTCTAAAAATTCTTTTAATAGTCTATCTACTAATGCATATTGATTCTGATACCAGGTAGTTAATTCTGCGTCTTCATCTGCATCTGTAATTCTTTGTAATAAAATATTTCTTGCTGCATGAAATACAACTCCGTCATGATATTCTGATGGTAGCCCAGTAATTGTAGTCGCATTTAATGCAACACTTGGGGCTGGAGTAATAGTTCTAACGCCTGCAGGCTCTGAATTGCTCGGAAGCGGATAAACATTTAAGACATTATTTTCTATATAATATTTTGGGTCTTCTCCATCAGTAAAATAAATACTATTACTATCTGCTAATAATGGTGCTATATTAGGTGTTACTTGAGTTGCTATCTTATCTTTACTTTCAAAAAATCTTGTAACGTATAATATTTTTAACTCATCAGTTAATGTAAGAGTAGTTCCATTGGTATCACTCAATGTTTGTTTAGCACTTAATTTAGCTGCAACATCATCATCCATCATTAAAATCTTAGTGATGTATTTTACTGCATCTGCTAAATACTTAGGAGCTTCACTAGCTTCTGCTGTGATGCTTCCTGTATATGCTTCTATATCTGTCTGAAAACTCATATTTATCCTTATGGTTTAGGGGAGTATATTTCAACTCCCCTATTTATTAACCTACTTATGCTGTAAAGTTTAGCACAGTGTGTGTTTCAGGAAGTGAAATTTCAAGACCTGCTTCTGTAAGAACCATGTCTTTTCTTCCGTCTGTTGCATTACCTTGAACATTAGTCATAATCTGGGTGTCACGAGACTGCCCATTTGCTGCTAATGGTCTATAAGCAATGTTATTTAGGTCTATAGCGATAGCCATATCATTCCAAGGACCTCTTAATAGAGGTTCTGCAATGAAATTAAGATTACCATATAATGTAGATACTCTAGTCACATTATGACCAAAAGAACCTTTAACATTTTGGATATCTAATCCACTACCTGCAGCACTACTACCTGCTCCAAGACCTGACATAGTATTACCTAAGAAACTACTTCCACCTAGTTTATTCAACCAAGTTAAAACGCTTCTTGAAGCTAATACTAGTTTCTCTCCACTATTACCCTTTTCAGGTGCAAACACTTCTTCCATTGACTCAACGAAATGGTCATAGGTTGAAGATGCTTTTGAGAACATACGCACTTGACCGTAAGCTTCGGTGTATGGTAAAATACCCCAAGTTTTACGTGATGGTGCATATCCAGCTGAAAATGTAGCATCGTCTGACGAGCCTACTCCAAATAACATAGCGTGTTCAATATCCATCTTATGTTCCATAAGTTTTTCTTTGTATACACGCATGTATTCGTTAGCATCTCCTCTATAACGAGTAGCTAGTGATGTTCCTGAGAACATTGGTACTGCTGTTTTGAAGATTTGAGTATATCCTTCAGAACTGTAGATTTCATCTCTCCAGCCTTTAGGGTCATCAGTTCCTTCAGCCCAGTTTGTACCTACAACTTGCCCTACAGCATCTACTAAGAATTTAAGCTTAGATGCATCTGCAACAGTTCCACCTTCTGAAGGTACTTGACCTTTTTTAGTAGCTGCTTGTCCAGCAGTTCCTGTAGGTTTATACATTGCTTTTAGGAATGTAGCTGCTATTGTTGCTTTATTCGTTCCTAAAGTTGGGGCTGCACTTATTCTGTAGTATGCAGTAACGTCAAATGCGTTAGTTGTAGAAACGTCATATGCTGAACCATTAATGGAATAAACTGCGTCAATTGCTATAACTTGCCCTTCCAATAAGAACTGTGGTTGTGAGCCTGCTGCTTCTCTACCGTATTTATCATAACCGCAGTCTACTTCAAATGAAGCTGGTAATGCCCAGGCTGCACCTGAATATGCTGCTGTAACTTTTTCCGCTAGTATGTCAAAGTTTCTACGTTGCCATTGATGTCTTTTTTCTAAAAATTTAAAAACAGGGTCATCTGTTGGTTTCTTAGCGACTTTTGACAAGTAAGAGAAAAAAGGTGATTGTTCGGGTGCTAATTCGGCAATTCTCTCACCGAAATTAAAGATTCTTCTTGAATCATTAATGGACACACCCTGTGGGCTTACGCCCGTGAGTTGACTTTGTATGTCTGTAGCCATTTTATTATCTCCTTAATTTGCGATAAACGCTACCAAGGATTGACCTTTTTATGTTGGCCAATCATAGCATTCATCAGTTCGTCTTCTGTACTTGTTTTAGGAGACTGCACGCTTGCACCTGGCTGGACACCAATAGGTTTTGGAATACTCGTTTTCTCTTGTCTTTGTAATAATACTTGCTGTTTGGAAATTTCATCATTTGATACTTGAAGAACATTTGCTGTCCCAGAATCAATTTGATGTAACTTAACAAGATTATCTAAAGATAGAGTTTCTGGAGATGCCATTTTATTCATAAAATCCTGAGCTTGTTCAGGAGTGTAGCTATATTTCATTTGTAAGTCACGAATCAGTTCTTGCTCTTTTACAAGCTTTTCCTGTTTCTGAATCTTACTTTCTGATTCAACTACTCTCTGCTCATCCATTTTAATCATGTAATCAGACATATTATCCATGTATTCTTCTCTTTCACCTAAATACTTAGCTGAAGAACTGCTTGGGTCCTCTAGTGCTTCCGAATGGTCATAACCAGCAGGCTTAGAAGGTTTAACAGGTCTTTCCAAACGAACTGTTTCCTCTTTAGGCTTTTGACTTTCTTGTACTTGTGATAAAAGCTCTGGATTTCTTTTCAGATGTCTTGCTATAGGCAAAACTTCATCTATGTCGGCCATTGATGCTTTTAATTCATCAAGCTCAGCTTGTCGTTTATCTGCTTGGCTTTGCCAGTATTGAAACTGGTCATTATCATTCTTAGGTTCCGAACTCGAAACTTCAGATAAGTTATTTTCTTCAACCTTTGGTTCTTCGGTTAAATGGATTGTCTCTTGTTTTGGTGCATCCTGTGCAACAAAAGTATCCTCTTGACCTCCAAATATGTTGTCAAAAATTTTATCTTCCATTGATGGAGTAATTGCAGTCTCTCCTCCTTCAACTGATTCCTGTTCTTGTACCTTATTTTCTTCTATCATCTCATTCCCTTCTCTAACTCTCAACTATCACCTTCATTGGCGTCTGCCGAGTTCATTAGATTTGCTTGAGCGTCATCTAATCTAGCTTTATATAAGCTAGTTGCCATTTCAGCCCTGTTAGTCTGTTTATCCAGACCTGAACTGAATTTTTCTACTTCAAGTCGTTTCTTAGCATGAACTTCTTCACGTTCTGCTGTTTGTAGGTCTCCCTTGACTTGTTTTAATTCTTGTTCTAGCATTTGTATATGTTGAGCCATTTGCTGCATTTCACCAGAACGCTGCAATACTCCCTCTACATCAACTAGCTCAGATTTCTTTAATACTTCTACCTGGTCAATTAGTCCAGCTGAGTATAATTCTTTGTAAGTATCTAGTAATGCCATTCTATTTGTAGGTAAAGTAGAGCCCGATACAACAACAATGTCATATCTTCCTACTCCAATGTCATGGAATTTTTTAACTGTTCCATTGTCCATTTCTTTATAGAAATTAAATCTTTCTGATTTTTCTGTACCATTAGGTTGAACTAATCTAATAACCTTTTCTTCAGTATATATTTGTTGCATTAATGGTATTGCTACTTTAGCTACGTGATTTAACATATTTTCTATGTCGTCTCTACGAGACTTAATTCTTCTTTGACCAAATTCGTCTACTACTACAGTTCCTCTATAAGTAGATGGAGCACCCTGTGAGCTTCCTTGCATCAATTCAAAGATACCAAACCCATATTCTAGGTCATACTTAGCATCAGACTCGTTTTTATATAATTCATTTGGCAATGGAACTGGACCAGCTACAATAGGAGCTCCAAGTTCTGCATCAAACTCAATAACACTTGTTCCTGCTTTTGCCCACTCTTCTTCAATTTGTTTTAAATCTGCTGAACCACGAGGAATTAATAGCTTTACATTAGTACTTGTACTAGCATGAGCTATAATTAGTGAACGTATTTTGTTAATATATTCTTGTAA